TAACAACCCTTTAACATAGGAAATTCGTCAAAACAAAGGAACATCACTGCCACTCCTCACCGGAGCGGGCGATGGTTCCCAGCAGGGCTTGCTGGTAATGGCGCAGTCTTTTGAGCGTTCTGCGACGCTTTTTCCCTATCTCCCGGGACTCGATTTCCTCCTCTGAAATGAGCGGGCCGGACTCCCGCAGAAGCACAAAAACCTCCTGAACGTCCTGGCCCCCGAAAATCCGCTGGGCCCACGAGTACTTTTGGTGATAGTACTCCAACAACCAACCTTGACACTCCAATTCGAGGAATGTGCAATAGTCCACCAAGAGGTCACCCAAGCGATAAGCCGAGTAACATTCGGTGGCATAATTGAGGTCGACGGCTGGACTATCGCCTTTGTCTATATGCCAAAGGGTTTTCAGCATAAGCAGTCGCGGGTTGCGGAAGGACCCATTTGGAGTCAAGTAAAATCCACAAAAGCTAGGGCGCAGAGTATACTGCACCTTCGCGATCAAGAGGAATTGGGACTTGACCCGGATCCAGAGGGCGCTCTCCTTCAGTTTGCGATTGGCGCTCATGTCGTCGCCGCCAATGCACAGAGGCACGCCACGAGGCAACTCGTACATGAGGCAAGTAACCGCCAGATTGAAGTACGTGTTGAAGTCGTAGGTGCCGGGCTCGCCAGTGTCACGACCAGTTTGTTTGGGGCCGATGACTGTTGAGATGATGTGGGTTTTCCACCAGGCGTACAGCTCTGGCATATCCAAGAACCCAAAAGAAAACTGCTCGAACAAGGACATCCATGCGTCCTTGAGACCGAATTGGGCCATGAGTTTGAGCTCAAGGCCGAGGCTGTCACCACGCTGGGTGGAGTCGAAGCCCTCGAAGTCACTCTCGGTGCTTTCGGCGTCGGTCCAATGTTCGCGCGCCCAGGTGCTGAGGTCCTCGTTCGTCTTTTCGCAATTGCAGTACAGCTCCGGGGGGAACTGGTGCATCACGCGACGTCGAAGATAGCGAACCATGGGCCCAAAAAGCAGCACCACCGCGTCCTGACAGGTCGCAAGGGTTTGTCCAGCCTTGCCTGGTTTTCCCAACGTCTCCAGCTTCCCTTTAAGCTGTGATTTGATGAAGTGGTCCACCAAATTCAACTTCCAATCGGGGTCACTGCGTTTGACATTGTTGAGGAGCACGGCTTGAGTCTTCTGAGTCAGTTTCCTGAACTCGTTCTCGAAGATGCACTCCTGAAACAGCTGGGGGTCAAATTCCTCCTTATCACCGAAGTTGAGGTATCTTCCCATCGCCTCGAACAGCAGTTGAGCCTTCCACTCACTGTAGTTGAGGTCTTCCAGATTGTCAGCCGCTGTGCCATAATTGAGGCGCTTGTCAACTGTGACGCGGAAGAGCACGGGATCGTTGCCTTGCTGCTGTGGGAACAGCTGATCCGTGCGGTCGCCGAACTGCGTCGGTCTTTCCACAAAGAGCTCCGTCATCCCTTGCTCCCGTACCACCTCACGGGCTTCGCGGAAGGTGAGGTCCTGGCAGGCCTCATCCAACACTCCATTGGGATTCGCACGTGGGACATGGGTGCGAATCAGAGGCACGCTGGGTTCTGCGCGCATTGGTTTCGGTTCGGGCGGCGCCTGAGAGTCCTCGCCCTCAATCATCGTGAGGAGCTGGGGAGGGGCGCGCTCAGTCCACATCCCGCTGGCACGGGTCACGGGCGGTCCGGCTGCTCGGGCCTGTTGTATCCCCGCGCGAACCTTCTCATCCAAGTACAGGAATTGGAAGCCTGCCAACTGGCGAGAAAACGTGGCGCGGAAGTCCACTGGGGGCCCGAGGCCAAGCACGGCCATGACGTCGGGGCGTCTTTGTCGCAACTGCAAGTAGCCGGGCCCGTGCTGTTCGACGACGATCAGTTTGTGTGTAACACGACTGACCGCGCTGTAGAAATCACCGGGACTCTGCTTTTGCAACATGGTGTTGCTCAGGATGATGTGTGCAGTGTGCACCGTACCTCCTTGAGCGCCTCCAACATTACGAGCGACGTTGCCCTGCTGCCCAAGGTTGCCGACCTCCCCGTTCGTGGCGGCAATCACCGGATACCGATGGTCAATGACGGTCCGGCTCACAACTTCCCCCTTCACGGGGCTTGTGCACGGTATGCCGTAGGCTGCGGCGATGCATTGCGGACTTCGATGAGTCCAAAAGCAATAGGGCACCTGCGCCTTAGCAAACCAGCGAGCAGCTTCGTTCGGCAACTCATTGAGCTTGGTGTCGCTCTCTGGGTTGTTAAACTTGCTCTGCACCGTGTCACCCAGAAGGATGACGTGGCTTATGCTGGGCTTCAATATGCACAGCAGGTCCACGTACCCCGGTGGCATCAACGACAGCTCGTCGATGATCAGCACACGGGCTCCTCTGGTGAAGGCCTGCTCGAACGTGTTCAAAGCGTAGGACCCTCGACCCATCTGAAGAGCGTCGTGCCAATCCTGGCGGATGAGCACGCGCGGTACACTCAAGAACCAAACTCCTTTGCAATTGAACTCCTTCACTTTGCTCTTGAGGTACGCCTTGACTGGGGCGCTCTTCCCACACCCGGCGGCTCCTGACAGCCCCCTGAACCGGACCTTGCGACCACGGAAGTGTTCATGAGTGGCGTCCATCTTCTTCGTGGCCTCCTTCTCATAATCCTTTCCTTCCTGCCGCTTGATCGTACCGAACTGCCCTGTTTTGTACTCGCGAACGAGTTGTTTGCAGGCCATTCTGTCCAGCTCGACCGTGGTCCACTGCCCGAGGATGCTGTTGCCATATTCGTCCTTGAAGTCTTCCATGCAGAGCAGGAATTGATCCAATTCGGAACCAGCACAAACTCGAGGTTCGGCTATCATGTTCACGCGCTTCTTCTGCGCTGAACCGGCCTCCCAGTGGGCGTTGCCGTCCACGTGACTGAGTTTCAGAGTCAGTCCTCTGGCGCCTTTAACGCCGGCGCGGGCGGGGGCAGTCCCGGGAACACCATCCATACGAACGCTCACGTTTTGCATCAAAGCAACGGCGTGAACGAATCGCTCATCCAGCCCTGGGAAGGGTAGAAGATTGGTGGTGGCTTCTGGAGGCAGGATGGCGCACCCGGCCTGCCAAACGATGAACTCACTCACGTCCAGTGCTGTCGCTAGCGCCTGGACCAGACAGGTGACGGGCACTGCTCCCATGGGGGTGCTGCCTCGTTTGACCCGATAGTTCGGATGCATTGCGAAGTGAACCCTGTCAACCTGCACCACCGTGCATTGGTGGATTTGAATCTCGTCCGGGAGAGTGACGAGCGCCCCATGCAGAGCACTCACCACCGGCTCCGCGCAGAAGTGGCATCTCATGCCCTCCTCTCCCCAGTACCCGTGACCCTCCAAGCAAGTGGCCCACTTGAAGCCTCGCCAGGGCACCTTGATGTCATGCGCGCGGCAGGAGCAAGGTCCATGGCCAACGAAACCCGTGCTTTTTAGTAGGGCGTCGTTGTGAGGTGGGGCAGCTGGGGCTGCTCGTCGAGTCACGTTGCCCAGCGGTTGGTCCGCCAGGTCGTCGTCAGAGTCCACTTCTCGTGGACCTAAGGATGTCTCCCCAGTGTCGCCAAAGTCCGGGTTGTCGAAGACCACCTCAGCTTGGAGATCATGGGGCGACTCCGAACGCGAATCGATGCTTCGCGCGACGTCGACACTCAGCTGGTCCCACTCCAGCTTGAAGTCTTCCTCCAGGCCTAAGGTGGGGCTGTGGGCACGCTCCTTCCCTTTGGGGCTGCGAGGGATGGGAGGCGGGTCTTCATCCTCAGAATCTGACTCAGGCAGTTTTACCATCTCGGGCGCCGGACTGCCGGGTCGGGTGTCAGGTGCACTCGTGGGTGCAGTACTGGCAGCCGAAGGCTCGTCATCCGATGCGTCCGCGGTTGAATCCGCCGTCTCGCTCCCCACCTCAGGCTGCGGTAGGGTTCGTTCCAAGATCTCTCGGAGGGCCGCCTGCTCCCTCTGGTAACGAGCTTCTATCTCATGAGCCTCACGTATGGTGCGGCAACACTCAAACCCGGCGAAAACG